CCGATTGCTGGTTTCATCACACTTATTTGTTTAGTTCTTGGTTTATCATTTACTGATTTTACATCAATATCTAAAAGATGCCGTGAATTCACAAGCTTAGTTGCTGGTGGAATTGCTGGATCGATGTTGATGGGATCTCTGTTTTTGATGTTACCACTTGCTTTACAATCTGCTTTGAAAACGAAATTTGGAACCGCAGAAGATAAAGAACGATTGATGATTGAAGAATGGATGATTAGAGCAAATTCGGTGATACGACTTAAAAAGATCCCGAAGGTGCTTGTATCAAAAGAATACCGACAATGGCTGACTGAATTGATAACCGAAGCTCAGGGATTGAGATCGAAGATTAAGACCCCTACAACTGCAAATGTGTTTGTGAGAATTTTAGTGAATATGATGGAGATATTGGCGATGTTGGAGAATTACGATTTGGAGAAATCCTACCGTGATTACCCATTTTCGCTACATATTGCGGCTCCTGCTGGATATGGAAAAACTCTATTTGTTTCAAAATTCATGCGTGATTTGTTTATGACTGAAGAAAGAGATGTTTATACGCGACCGATTAATGATGAGTTCTGGTCTGGATTTATTAATCAGAAGATAATTCTGTTTGATGAATTTTTGATTGGAGATCATGAGGATCAATCCCGTCATGCGAAGGAATACCTTGAGATTGTATCAACGAAAGTTTTTAAACCTCCTTTGGCAAGTGTCGATGACATTGCTGTTGGAATTAAAGGAACTCGTTGTGAACCCCTTGGTGTTGTTTCAATTAATAACAAACCTTATTCAACTGTGACAAACTATGATAGACATACATTGTATAGAAGAAGACACCATGTTATTCAACTGCACATTAAGCCTGAATTTGCCCAATATTTACGTGATAATACACTAAAATTGAGTGAAATGACTGATGAACAGATCAAGAATATCGAATGGTTGGACTTTGAATTATTACCTTGTGCGCCACATGCTGGACGAGTTGGAATTAGAATGAATTACACTGATATGGTTGCTTTCCTTAGATTGAAATATGCAGAACACCGTGAAACGTGTCGGAGAATTAAAGAGGGATTGAACAATGAAGTTAATGAAGATCTGACGCCAACCCAATTGCTTGAAAATGCTATGAGAGAATTGAGAGGAATACCAAATGAACCAAAAGGATTGACAGAAGCACTATTTGATTTATTATCCGATGCTAAGACTGGCGTTGTTGATTTTTTCAAGTTTGAGGCTGAAAGTCCTGGTACACCCACACAAAGAATGGACGAGAGTGTTAGGGTGAAACCAAGACCAAAAACCAAAGAATTTGAGATTTATAAGATACTGAAATACACAAAATCAGGTGCAACGAAATCCCGAGAGGGAATTGAAAGACGACTGAATAGAGCAAAGAACATGCTGGAAGAACTACCACACACTATTGACTTGGAAACTTTGTTGGATCGACGGATTGTGCGAGCTTCCTTGAAGAAGAAGATTGAGGCTTTTGAGATTGATAATGTTGCATTTGAATCGTCATCAACTGATGATTTGTTTATGACTGCTAGTTCTGATGAAGAACCTGTTGTTACGATTCAAAAAGATGTTATTTCTGACGTTGCACATACTAATGTTGATCCTAAGAAGATTCATAGACATGCCTGTATGGGTTTGTGGACTGAAAAAGCTAAGGATTCACTTGGAAAGGAAATGGTGAATATGCTTGGAGAACCGGTGAAGAGAACGTTTAGATGCGATAAACATTTTGCACACAAACATTCAGATTTGGAACTAGATCATGGATTCTTATGCCCAACTTGTGTGGGAAGAAAATCCAAAGAATCTTTTGTTTCATTACACGGAGGACCAAACTATGACGGAAAACAATTGACTGGACATAATTGGAATTTGTTACCTGACAACTATGAAGCTTGCTTTATGGGAGAAGGTCCAGATTTTAAACGACGAATGGAAGACTTGTGGGCTAAAATTATTGTGGATAAGTATTTATCTTTTGGATATATACCCTATGTAGTTTTTGACACAACCGAAATGACCCAGGAAGAACGAAATGGAGCGCCTGAGATGTATTGGGAGTATGACTCTAAGAACAAGGTGAAAACTATGTTTATGAGTATGGCAAAATGGGTTTCTATTTATGTGATTATTATCGCAGTATGGAAGCTTGTTACAATGAAGAAAGATGCCCCCTCTGAATTGAATTTTGGAGCTGAATCTCCCAAGGGAAACCGTGAATCGCGAAATAACCGGAAGGGACGAAAGAATTTCACTAAGGCTCAGGCTCAATCTGGTGGATCCTTAACCTTCGAATTGAATGGAAAGATACATAATGCTGTGCCAATTAAAGCGCAAACATTTATGACTTACTACCATTCAATTTTGGATGAAGAGGATAAACTGATTGAAAATGGAACTGAAATGAAGATTCGATGGAAGGGAAGTTCTGATACAATGAAATTCGATATTTCGATGACACAATCGAGTGTTGAAGATGATTTGTTGTTCATAACTTTCATTTCAAAGAAAATACCTCAATTTCCTGATATAACGAAGAAGTTTTGGTCTTTGGAAGACTTTGAGAGCTTCGAAGCAACTTCTGCTACGATCAATATTGATAATAGCCCGAAGTATGTGACTGTTGCTAAAGCTAAGAACAAGAACTATTCGTATCATAAAAGGAAATTTGAGATGACTGAGTGTCTGATGTATCGTTACCCAACGATGAAGGGAGATTGTGGATCGACTGTAGTATCCTGTGGACAGCATTACCCTGGTAAAATACTAGGTATGCATGTTGCTGGAGGATCACGAAATGGAGATTCATTTGGTCTCGCTGTAATTGTTACACGTGAGGATATTGAGGACGCTTTGAAGATTAAGGTTGATGGTGACTGTGAAGCTGATTTCTCTGCTGAAGGACCCGAAATATTAACTGAAGCTCCCAACTTGAAAAAGATTGTGGAGATTCCTATGGATGAAATTATCCATGTTAATAGGGTTTCTAAGATAAGGAAATCAATTTTATCAGAGCATCTGCCCTGGCCTGCATTGAAGAATAAACCGATAATGAGCCGAACTGATCCACGAGCTAATGGAATAGATCCAATGGTGAAAGCCTTGAATATTGCATTGGAAGTGAATCATGATGAATCAACAATTGATGAGGAATTGCTTAAGTCGTGTGCGGAAGCCACACTTGAAAATTATCGTCGAAAGTTGGTTTGGCCGATTGGAAAAAGAAGATTGACGTTTGAGGAAGCTTTGCAAGGAATTCCTGGTAAGTTATGTTCTATGAAAATAAGAACATCAGCTGGATATCCTTTATGTAAAACTACGACAAAACCTGGAAAACGACAATTTTTTGAATTTGGACCGAATGGAGAACTATGGTATGACCCTAATTTCCGATTGATGTGTGAAGAATACGTTGAGAGGATGGAAAAAGATGGTATACATGAACGTCGATTTATAGCCTATTTGAAAGATGAATTAGTTTCTGATTCAAAAATACTGAAAGTGAAAACTCGTATAATCTACGCTGGAGATTTGATCTCTAACGTGGCTTATCGTATGGTATTTGGCTCTGTATTGGCGGCATTTAATGCCTCTTTTGAGGACACACCCTGTGCTGTTGGAATGAATCAGTACTCCCATGACATGCATATGATTTATGAATATTTATCTGAAGTTGGTAACAAAAATTTTGTTGCTGGTGATGTAGATGAATGGGATAAACATCAGATGCGACCTGTCTTGAAATGGGGGTATTGGGTCTTCGAACGGCTTGGACAAGACTTGACAACCGAAGCGGGATTGCAAAGTTTCTATTTACAACAGAACTTCTCACCTGCACAATTTTCCGATAAACTGATTTATTTTCTTGTGACATATTTTTCGGGATTGTTTTTGACAACGATTATGAATAATATTACACATGAGAACCATATCAGGTATATCTTTGCAAAAAGGAATCCGACTAAGGTTTTTGACGAACATGCCAGAGCGAAAGTGGGAGGGGATGATCATGTCTATAACTTCAGTGATGAAGTTAAAGACAATATGACACCCTTTAAAATCCGAGATACTTATAAAGAACTTGGACATACCTACACCTCTGACTCGAAAGATGAAGAACTTAAGGATGAATTTAGAAAATTCGAAGATGTTACATTTTTAGGTGCACACCCTGTACTTATCAATGGGAAATATTGTGGAGCTTTGAAGAAGAAGACTTTGCAAGAAATGATACACTGGACACGAAACCGAAACAAAACGATACGTGATGAATGTAGAATGGCGATGGAATTGGCTAGTATTTGGGGAGAAGACTATTATGGATGGTTCTGTGATGCAATCAACAAGGCATTGTTTGAAGTTGATCTGGAAACTATTGATATGCCCGTATGCAGTGAAATGCAACGAGCTGTCGCTAGTAGAACAGCTGCATCAGGAGAGGATTTTCCTTTTGGATTTTTCGCCCAAGGCCCACCTGCTAACTCTTTGGCAAAGCTGAATGAGCACAAGCTTGTGGATGGTGTTAGACTTAATGCCCATCAACCAGAATTTATGGCTAATAAAGCTGTGAATGAAACGTCGATGGGTATTGACTTTGGCACGGAATCGAGAGTGTTTAGAGGACAATTTGATTGGACAACTGCTGATATTCCTGGAGTGCCGATCTTTAGCACGGATCTGCCTTTTGAATTATTATCACTTGGAGAACCTGATAATGTGCAAAACATGGGTTTTGATCGCTTTGTATACTGGAAGGGAGATATCGAAATATCTTTCCAAATAAACGCAACACCTTTTCAACAAGGTTTGTTGGTGGCATATTTTGTGCCATTAGCAGCGTATCCAGTTGAATTAGCGAACATTACAACATGTTCACATGTCAAGATTCAACCCGATCAGAGTTCAACATACACTCTAACG